AACGGAGACTATCAATATGGTCGATAAAATTTATCCATATTATTATCTATTAAAATTTAGGGGTTAAAGGCCCCTATTTACTTTTTTTATAAATTTTGGTATAATGTAAATACATTCTGGGGGCGCAGGCATGCGTGAAAAGGAAGGCTTGAGCTCGGCTGGACCCGGAACCCACTTCGCGCCAAGCGCACCGCAATATCCGCGGGAATAATTATTGCGAAGTGGTTAATTTCAAGACGCGCCAGCTTCCTTTCTTTATTTTATCGAAATGGCGCGTTTTTTTATTTACGCTACTTTTACGCTACCTTGCTAAAATTCTTTGATTTTATGCATATTTTATACTCTCTCTTAATCAGGGTGTCCAGGGTTCGAGTCCCTGATGGCCCACCATCTCAAAATGTAGGAAAACCGCCATTTTAGGCGGTTTCTTTGCGTTTAAGATATTTTTTTATGTCAATTCGATTTTGCTGTGTTTCGCTCTGTTGCGCTGTGTTTTACGTTACTTTTACGTTACTTTTTTGAATGGTGAAAAATTCATAGTCTGGAAAAATTGTATTTTCCTTAAGCCATTCTGTAGTATAGTGCGAATAGTTCGCGTCGGTTAACCCTTTTAAGGAATGGCCGCCTTGAAGATCAACCACGCGCCGATCAGGATTGACTTCGCGCATCAAGGTGAACCATGTGTGACGCAACTCGCCGGGGAGCAGCGCCGGAATGCTGGGATAAGCATCTGAAAAATCCGCTATAAATTTTTTCCACGGTCCGCGCGTCCATGCCCGGGGTCCCATGAAGTCCCGACGGCTGCGGTTTGAATGTGGTGGAAAAAGGAAAGTGCCTTTGTGCCCGTTCACGCGCCCGTTGAGATAGAAAAGTGCATCAGGGTCAAGCAAGATGGTTCGCAAAGCCGTTGCTGTTTTGCCGGCGGTTTTAACTTCCGGATAACCGGCGGCATCGGTGATAGTCCGGTGCAGGGTGAGTGTGCCTTGGGAAAAGTCAAAATCGGAAGCGGGTTTAATGCCTATCATCTCGGACGGGCGCAAGCCAGTGTGGAGCAGGATATATGCGCCCAAACCGTGAGGGTGCTGCTTTGCGAACTCGGAAAATATTTTCGCCTGTTCGATGGTGTACGCGCGTTTTTGTTTTGGCTGTGTGCCACCTGTCACCCGGTAGGACCGCACCGGGTTGTGAAAAATGTGGCCGTTATCACACGCCGCTTTCATGATGGCCGAAAAGGTGTTGCGGACTTTTCGCAACATAGAAGGTGAGTAGTTCGTACCGTCCGACTTTTTAAATTTTGCGAAAAATTGGCGCACATGTGTCGGCTTTATGGATTGAATCGGAATTTTCCCAAAGTGTTTGTTTAGGTAGTCGATGGCCAGTTCGTAGCCGTTTAGGGTGGCGGCGCTTAGGCCGTTGTTTGCCGGATAAAGTTTAAACCACTCTTCGGCCCAATCGCGAAACAGGATCACATGCTCAATTTCTGGGCTGTTCAAATCCTGCAAAAATTTGTTGGCCTTTTCGCGGGCAATGCGCTTTGTTTTGCCGTAAAAACTTTTTTGCCGGCGGATGCCATCAAGATCGGTGTAATTTAATATATATCTATATTTACTCGCCATTTTTCCATCCTTTTTTTTAGATTTTGGGCGTAAAAATGCCCGGGCATTGAAAATCCCCGGGATGGATGGTAAAATATAGTTGTGAACCGTGTATTCCTGCCATCCAGCGGGGATATGCTGGCCGCCCCGGTGTTGGTGGCACTGGGGCGGTTTTTTTATTGTGCAATATGCAATTTTTCAATTAATGCGTCTTGCAAAACTTGTGAAAAATTCAAATTATGATCGGACGCGGTGGCTTCCAGCCATGCCGGAATGGTTAAATTTTTCTTGACTGTTTGCTTTCCATATCGCCTTGAATACTCCGCAATATCTAAAACGATAAACTGGACAAATCCGTTTAGGCCGATATTCTCATCGGGTTCGATAACGCCGCGAGCACTTGGCGGGGGAACGGGGCGTTTATCTTCCAATTCTCCCAAAATCCAGCCGCCGGCTGCGTCTTCGGCCATCCGGATTGCATCTGCCATACTTTCCCCCTCGGTGGTGCAGCCCGGAAGATCGGGAACTTCAACAGTGTATCCGCCGCTGTCATTTGGATAAAAAACAGCGGGATAAGCAATTCTATTTGCCATAATAAACTCCTATCTATAAAATACAAGCAATGGGGCTATTTCAGCCCCGCTTGCTTGCGAATACTTTTTACCGTTTGCTTGTCAAGGTCTTTTCCACCGTGATTTGGAATTGTGACCTTTCCCGGTTTCGTTGGATGCCGGTATTGATAGTGCGATCCGACGGCTTTCACGAAATACCATCCATCCGCTTCAACCATTTTGACAACCTCTCGAAATCTCATCTTTCCCCCTTTCTTGATTATATTATACGCATTATACGTATAAAAGTCAAGGGAAAAAATACGTATTATGCGCATTTTTTATCGAGTGTATTTTTAAATTGTAAAAAATATTTTGTATTAACTGATCATGATTAAAATATCCATGTTGACGCGTTCTCTTTCTGTCATGTCGCTAATATCTTCTAATTCTTTTCGGAGTGAAACTATTTTAACGTCATACCCTTCTTTTACAAAATTCAAAACCTTATTGCTAATGGATTTTTTTAAAAAACCTATTTGATCTCCTGAACGCGAAGACCATATTTCATAGCGTTCATGTTCTTCATCGTATTCACCTGATAAAATTTCGCCATTATAGGTCATCCAAGCATTTTCTTCCATTTCTCTTGAATGCCCGGACAATCGAATAATTTCATAAAAATCAAAAGATTGGCAGGTTTGATAAAAAGCGAGCCCAATTGTAGCGACTGTTTTTTCTTTGTTTATTTTATAAATCCATGCGACGACCGAACGGCTTGCATTTATAAAGTCGCAAATCATCCGGTAAAATTGCTGCCCTTCAAATATTGAACCTAAATAATACCTTTGATCATCTGATGCATGAAAAAATAATTCAATTTCTTTATCGCTTTGTACAGCATCTAAGACTGATCCAGCATAAATTTGTGGCAGATAATTTTTCGTGCATTTACGAGTATCGATCTGAACGTCGTTATATATATATCTTAATTTTTCGCTGTCAATTTCAATTGGAAAATCTTCAATCTCAAAACTTTTCTTTGAATGTAACATTTCAATTTTTTGTGGTTCTGTGTCTTTTTTCGGTGGTTCAGCCTGCATTTGTTGTTGATCTGTCTGCGGGTTTTGAACACTTTTTTTAGTACTTTTTGATGAAATGGCAGCAACAATCACAAATAAAATGATAACCAGAAATAATAACGCAACCATAATATTACCTCCTAAATTTAAAAACTACGTCGTAATTCTATAACTTTCCCCACAATCGCAACCGGCAATTCGGTAACTTCTTGTGGTGTAAAAAACATTGGTTCATAGGCAGGATTACGAGAGATTAAAGTTATTCCCTCAGGCGATTTCTTGAGTTTTTTACATACACCTTCATCTCCGTTTATAGTGACGATCACGATCTCGTCATTTTCAGCATCCGGCTGCTGCCGGACGATAACCACGTCCTTATTCTTAATATCCGGCGCCATGGAATCACCCTTGATTTTAAGTCCGAAATATTCGCCGCGGACTGCCATTTCTTTTGGGATTTCTTCCCAATCAATAATTTCTTCAATGGCATCAATCGGAACGCCAGCCGCTACGTAGCCAAGCACCGGGATGCGAACGCCTTTATGCTTTTCAAATGTGATCGGCTTCGCGTTATCGGATCGCGCTATTTTTGGTGAATCTTCGATGAGGTCGGATTTTTCAATACCAAAATAATTGGCCATAAGTTCAATCTTATCTATTCTTGGATAAGTATTTCCCTTAACCCAGTCTGTGAAAGTGGTGTATTTCACCCCTAAAGCTTCACACATTTCTTTTCTTGTTTTATTGTGTATATCCATATACCGCTGGATATTTTTTGCCATTATTTTTTTGTTACCGAGGTTGCTCATTTTGTCCCTCTCTTCATTAAAGATTATAATCATTGTACGACATTGCCGTAAAAAAATCAATATAAAAAATAAAAAAATACGGTTTTCCCGTTGACAATTCCAAAGAGACAAGCTATAATTCAATTAACGGTTAAACCGTAATATGATAAGAAAGGAAACTATCACCGATGGAATACCAAAATAGAAAGCTGAAACTGTCTGCGGCGCGAATTAATATAGGCATGACGCAATCAGAAGCGGCAAAAGAGCTCGGAATCAGCGTAGAAACGCTCAGCAATTATGAACGCGGAAAATCTTTTCCAGACGTTCCGATCATCAAGAAAATAGAAGTTCTCTATGGCGTACCTTTCAATGATATTATTTTTTTGCCGGATGATTACGATAAAACCGTAGAAATGATTTGACCACCGACACGGCGGCGGGTGAAATGATTTGACAGAAAGGAAAAATATTGTGTGAGAAAGTGAAAAAACATACAACAGGAAAGAGAATGATGAACAATTTAAAAATCTTTAAAAATGAAGAATTTGGCAACCTTCGAGCGATCGAGATTGAAGGCGCACCATGGTTTGTTGGGAAAGACGTTGCGGAAGCGCTGGGGTACACAGACACCAATCAAGCGATCAGAAAGCATATTGATAATGAGGATAAGCTGAGCCGTCGTTTTGGCGGGTCAGGTCAAAGACGTGAAATGACGATTATCAACGAATCCGGCCTTTACAGCCTGATCCTCTCCAGTAAGCTTCCGACCGCAAGGCGGTTTAAGTAGTGGTGAAGGGAGAAAACAATGACAAATATTCAGATTTTCAAAAATGGAACAATCAATTTACAGATCAAGGAAGTTGACGGAGAAATTTATTTTGACGCCGAACAGACAGCGATTGGATTAGGGATTTCGTTCGTTGCCAAAAGTGGCAACGAGGTAGCTCGGTGGGAACGAGTTCGCAAATACTTAAATTCTCCACAAGTGGAGAAAGGCGACTTCATCACAGAACCGCAATTTTACAAGTTGGCAATTAAAGCTAACAACGAAACTGCAGAGAAATTTCAAAACTGGGTAACGTCCGAAGTGCTGCCAGCCATCCGAAAACATGGCGCCTACATGACGGACGAAAAAGCTTTTGATGTTGTGCATAACGCAAGCGGGTTAGCCGATCTGCTTCAACAGGCGGCGGAGCAGTTAAAACAAAAGGACATGCAGATTGAGCGGATGCGCCCAAAGGAAATTTTCAGCGACGCGGTAGCCACTTCGCACACCGACATCCTGATCGACGAACTGGCCAAAATCCTCAAAGGAAACGGCATTGAAATCGGGCAGAATCGCCTTTTTGCATGGATGCGGGAAAACGGCTATTTGATCCGGCGAAAGGGCACGGACTACAACATGCCAACGCAAAGGGCGATGGAAAGTAAGCTGTTTCGTATCAAGGAAACCGCCATCACACACAGCGATAGTCATGTGAGCGTCAGTAAAACACCGAAGGTCACAGGATCGGGACAAGTTTATTTTGTAAACAAGTTTTTGAAAATGAAAGCACGCGGTGAAATTGCATGATTGAAAAAACAACATTTTCAAATCCAGCATTTGGTAAGCCGAAAATTCAAATCAGCTTCAAACTGTCGCAAAAAAGTTTTGAAAAATTAAAAAAATCAAAACATTGGGGCTGGGTCGAACGGTATATCGACTATTTACAAAGAAAGGAAGAACCATGACAAGCAAAGATGCAGCCATCTTGGCGAAAAAGGAAAGAGACACGCATTTTTGGGATGCCGTTTCGCGAGATAACGCGGCGGTGATCACAGTCGAAGATGCCGCAGACGCGCTGCAAGTAACAGCCAATTCGCTGCGATGTGGGTTGGAAGATGGAACGCTTTCGACAATTGGCTTCATGCACCGGGGGACGCGAAAGAACAACAGATATTGCGTAATTCTGCGGTCGAAGCTGATCGACTGGTACACGAACAGGTGAAAAATATGAAAAAAAGGACTAAAGAAATGCTGATTTTATCAGCTATTGGCGTGCTGATCGCCGCGATAGTATCAGCAGCTCGCGCACAGCCGGCATTTGGCGGTGAATTTTGTTTGCCGATCCTGCTGCCGTTCGCGTGGCTATGGTTTTGCCAAATCCGCGACGACTGAAAAGCATAAAAAACCACCATTAGAGGCGGCCCAAAGTTCAATTACAGTATAGCCCGAACCGCGGGCATTTGTCAAGGTGGCATCAAAACAAGTGTTTTCCTCCTTCAAAACAAAAAACGTCTTTTGGTGTTTCATACCGCGCCGCCTTGACTTTTTTAGAAAGGATAGAAAATGAAAATTTTGGAAGCAGCTCACCGGCTGCGCGTTTATAAAAAAGCGCATTCACCCTATGGCGATGAAGCCTTTGACATTGCCATCGCAGCATTAATGACGCTCGCGAACTGGCAATGCAGTGCAACAATTTACGAAAAGGGAAACGCAAATACAAACAAAGAAACTCAAAAACGACTTTGAATTGGTACGCAACATTTGCAAGGTTATTGAGCCGGATTTTTTCGACGACGAAAACAACGATTGCTATATCAATCGCATTACCATCGATAATACCGGCGAAAGGTTGAAACTTTCAATCTGGCTGGCATACGGATTGGATGAATTGGCTGAACAGTATGGCGAACTAATCGAGACGGATTACGGTGTAAATGGCGTTAAAATGCGCTTTTTCACACATAAAAAAATGAAATTTTTGAAGGGAGAATGTGGAGATGAACATTTACGAAATTGACGCAGCCATCACGGCATGTGTCGATCAAGAGACCGGAGAAATCCTGGACGAGGCGGCGCTTGATGCGCTAGTTATGGAACGCGATAAAAAGATTGAAAATGTTGCGTGCTGGATCAAGGATTTAAAGGCGGAAAGCAACGCAATCCGCGAAGAGGAAAAGGTGCTTGCTGAACGACGCCACAGTTCCGAAAGCAAAGTAGAAAGCCTCAAGAAGTGGTTGGCCTACGCGCTTAACGGCGAAAAATTCAAAACCGCAAAAGTGTCTGTTTCATACTGGAAAAGCAAATCGGTACAAGTGACGGATGAAAAAGCGATTGATGAAAAGTTCTTTATCCCGCAACCGGCAAAGCTTAATAAGAAAATGGTGAGTAAATACCTCAAAGATGGGATGCCCGTTCGCGGATGCGAATTGGCAGAAAAAACGAGTTTACAAGTGAGGTGATTGTATGAATCCAATTTTAATTATGGGTGACAGCGGATCAGGAAAGACAACGTCCATGCGAAACCTGGATCATAAAACAACGTTTTACATTGACGCTGATAAAAAAGGCCTGTCGTGGCGTGGCTGGCGAAAGCAGTATTGCAAAGAGCATGGTAACTATATGCGCAGCAGCAAAGCCGAAAGCATCATGAAGGCCATGGCACGCATTAACAGCGAAAAAAAAGAGATCAAAACCATTGTCGTCGATACCCTTAACTGGGTCATGATTGACGACGAAACAGAGCGCCGGAAAGAAAAAGGTTACGACAAATGGGCCGACCTTGCCTTTTCGATCGTGGGAATTATCTCCATGGCGAAAAATTTGCGGGAAGATTTAACAGTGGTCTTCACCGCACACACCCAGACGGATCGCGACGATTCCGGCTATATGTATACCCGGATGAAAACGAGCGGGAGAAAGCTGGACAAAATCTGCCCAGAATCCATGTTCACGACGGTGCTCATTTCGCGCTGTAAGGATGCCGCGAAACAGGAATATATTTTTGAAACGCAAAGCAATAATTCGACGGCGAAATCGCCAATGGGCCTTTTCGATACGGTCGAGATTCCAAACGACACGGCTATGGTTTTGAAAGCATTGCAAGAATATTAAAGGAGTTTTAAGTATGAAGAATATTGATTTTTCGCAAGTTGAAGAAGCAAAGGACTTTGAGTTGCTGTCAGTTGGCGGGTATATTTGCAAAATTTTAAGAATTGAAGATCACCCAGACCGCGAGTATCTGCGGATTGAATTTGACATAGTGGATGGCAAATATAAGAACTATTTTCTGGATAACACCTTTGGCGATTACTGGCCGGGCAACTTTATTCGCAGTTATAAACCTACGGCTTTGCGCTTCTTCAAAAGCATGTTGACTGCTATTGAAAACAGCAACCCCGGCTTCTCGGCAGATGCCTTTGACGGCAATGAAAAAGAACTGATCGGAAAAACAATCGGTTTAACAATCGGGCATGAAAAATACTGGAACGGCGAGGGAAAGGAGCGTACCCGCATCTATGTAGATCAAATACGGTCGGTCGATGCCATTAAATCCGGCAAATTTAAAATGCCGGAAGATCGGGTGAACGAGTATAACAAACCACTTGAAAGTACACCGAGTTATCCGATCGCCAATGAAGACGACGTACCGTTTTAAGTTATGCCCAACACTATCATAGAGGATACGCGCAATCAGGTCGGCAAACACAAGGCACTCAACGCCTATCTGCAAGAAAACGGGATTGAAGTTTTGCGATCCAAAATCATCGTGGGCGACTACACAAAGCCGCCTGCGGTGGCGATTGACACAAAAGCCGGATTCGAGGAGCTGGTTACAAATTTTTGTTCAAAGGACCGGCACCGCGTCAAGCGGGAAATCTTAAAAGCACAAGCGATTGGCACGCAGCTGATATTTTTGGTCATCGACGAAAAAGCCACATGCATCGAGGACGCGAAGAAATGGAAAAACCGTTACGGCAAAGTGAAGGGCGAAACCCTATATAAGACGTTGGACACCTTCGTGAAGCGGTACGGCGTTCAGTTTGAGTTTGCAACTCCAGAAGAAAGTGGAAAAAGAATTGTTGAACTGTTGAGCGAGGCGTGATATGCGCGAGAAAGACCTGATTTTAGAGACAATTTCAATGCCGGACGTACTTCGAGACTTCGCGGGCGTTGAAGGAAAGCATCGCCGACTGAACGAATGCCCGATCAACGGCTGTGCCGCACACGACGGGTTCGCATATACAGACCGCGTTTTCCACTGTTTTGTCTGCGGCGCGAAGGGTGACGTTATCGGATTTGTAATGGCCTATTTGGACTGCGATTTTAAAACAGCATTGATTGAGATCAATCGTCGTTATCGCCTATGGGATGACGGCGACGTCAAAGGCATGGATGCCGATTTGCAAAAGAAAGCCCAAATTCGCGCTGAAAGACGCCGACAAGCCAAAATGGTACAAGAATACCGGCAAAGGCAAGAAAATGCGTTAAACGACGAATTAGAGCGTTTAACAGCCAACAAAGTTAAATTTTCGCCGCGAAACATTGGAGACGAACTGGACCCGCGCTATGTTGAAGCACTACAAAGATTGCCAACGCAAGAATATATCGTCGAATCTGACACGGGGGGGCATCATGGATCAAGCTAAAGAAAAAAACATCATCATCACCGCTACCGATCAGGTAAATAGCGAAAATGTCTTGGACGATGAGGTGTTCGACTATCTGTTCTCGATCGAGGACTGGCAGATCAGGCAAGAAGAAAAGCTAAAAATCGGCGATATTGCGAAAAAGGCGCGCAAAAAAGGCGAATTTTTAAAGTTTTATAAAGCCTATGAAGAAGAATGGGCGGCAAAATTTAAAAGCAAACAAGCCACTGGGAAAACGCAATTTTTCGACGACGAACCAGACAAAGAGTTGAATTGCGGCCCCTGGATCGCGAACAGTTCCGGTGTGAAGCGCGTTGAAGTGAGTAAGGGCGGCGTTCAGGAAATGAATGCCTGCCCGGTGCCGGTGACCATCAATCGATTTTTTGAGAACCGCCAGACCGCCGAAGAAAAAGTGGAGTTGGCCTTTAAGAAAAATGGCAAGTGGAAAACCATCACCCCTGCGAAATCGACGATCGCAAGTGCGAATAAAATTGTTTCGTTGGCGGACGTTGGATTACCGGTAACGTCCGAATCGGCGCGGTTGCTGGTCCAATTTTTGGCAGACCTTGAAGCGTACAATCCCGGAAAGATTGTTTATCAACCATCCACCTCAAAACTGGGGTGGATGAAGGTAAAAGACAAACTGAAATTTGTGCCGTATAGCATGGACGGCATCAGCTTTGATGCCGAGGAACGCTTCAAGAAGACATTTGATGCGATCAAACCTCATGGCGATAAAGAAAAGTGGCTGTCACTGGTTCGCGGCATCCGGGCATCCTACCGGATCGAGCCGCGGGTGATGCTGGCCGCATCTTTCGCGTCGGCGCTGATTGGCCCGCTGAATTTGCTGCCGTTCGTGGTCCACCTATACGGGCGGACCGAAGGCGGTAAAACGGTGTGCGCCATGCTGGCCACATCGGTATGGGCGAACCCGGACCGCGGCGCATCCTACTTCGCGGACTTCATGACGACACAGGTGGCGCTTGAGGCGCGGGCAGACCTGCTGAACAACATGCCCCTTGTCATCGATGATACCGCCAAAGTCTCGAAAAAAATCGGAGACGACTTTTCCGAACTGATCTATATACTTTGCTCAGGAACGGGAAAAGATCGCTCTAACGTCAATCTGGGACTTCGTAGGACCAATACGTGGGAAAACTGTATCTTGACGACCGGAGAGCATCCAATTTTGGACGTTTCGGCACAAGGGGGCGCGATCAACCGCGTAATCAGCGTCGAAGCAGGGCACACACGTATTTTTCGGGATGGCCATGCCGTGGCTGAGTGCTTGAAAGAAAACTACGGTTTCGCCGGCGAATTTTTTACTGAGTATCTAAGTCTCAAAGGTTTTGACTGGTGCAAAAGGCGGTATGAAGAAATTTTCGCCGAACTAAAAAGCGGCAAGATGGAAAAGCAGGCCATGGCTATGAGCGCGATTCTGCTTGCCGATGAAATCGCCACAAGTTGCCTTTTCGCGGATGGCAAGGCCCTGATTATCGATGACGTGAAGGACTGCGTGCGATCTGAAAACGACATTTCGGAAGAACTGCGCTGTTATCAGTACGTGTGCGAGCAGGTGATGGTGAATAACGCGAATTTTTACGATGACGACGCCGAATTTAAATCACCACATGTGGTCTGGGGGCGGATCAACAACGACGTTGTGTATTTTATCCCGACGATTTTAAAACAAATCACCAAAGATGCCAGATTTTCGCTTGACGGATTCGTGAAATGGGGCATCCGAAAGGGTGTGATACAGCATCAAAGAGACAGACAAACTTATAAAGCACGGCTTTTCCCGAATGAGATTGATCCAAAGCAAAAAGTTTGCTATGCGATTGAAATTGCGACACCAAACGCACTCAAAGTTTTAGGTGAAGATAACGACGATGATTTGCCGGATGAAATCAAATTTTAAAATTAACTTTAAAAAATATTATTTTAAATGTATGTTAAATGACAAAAAATTACCCTTTTCAACGAAAAATCTATGAAATTATGTTGTTTCTACAACAAAAACAACGAAATATCCCGCGTATCCCGTGGCATATCCCGTTTGGCGGTTTTTCTGAAACCCGCATAAATAGTGCGTTTGAGAGGTTTTATCCCGTATATCCCGTATATCCCGCTATTTTCACCCCATATATATATACGTAAAAAAAAATAAAATAAAAGTTTTTTTCTCGCGCGTATAAGGTGGCGGAATTTTACGGGATATACGGGATAACGGGATATAAGGCGTGAAACCCGCATAAACACTAAGGTTTTCATATCCCGTCAAAAAAATACTTTACGGGATAAAAGCGCAAAAAACGGGATATGAGCCCTAAAAACACCGCTTTTTTGTCCAAAAGAGTAAAATCTTGTCATTTTTCAAGCGAAAAAGTAAGAATATATGAACGTTGATTCATATAATGATTTTGTGAAACATTATTAAAAACAATAAACTATATTAAATAAATTATATAAAGTTGTATTGTACACAATTAATTTAAAGAAAGGAATTACTCATGAAAAAGACGTACGCCGAAAAGGTCTTAGAAATTGTCAATAAAGCATGGCAAACGGTAAAACCGTACGCAATCATGCTGGACGATCAAAAAAAGTTCAGCGATGCAACCATCCACGAAATGGCAGAAAAAGTAGAACACTTCGCGACCGACAACCACATACAAGACACGCTTCGTGAAACCGGATGCTTGGATGCTGAAATCAACGGTGTGTGCGGATGTTTGATGACGGTCATTTCTGGCTTGGCCGCGCGAAAAGGTCTAACGGCACAACCGCCAGAGCCGGAACAAATCCCGGGTCAAACGGATATGTTGAATTTGGCAGGTAAAAATCATGGCTAAGTATCAATCCTACATGCGCAAATAAAATCCTGATGACTACCTGTGTAACAACCGCCAATGCCGGGCGTGCGTGTATGGCGCCGCTTTTACGCGAGATGGTGGAGAGTGTACATACTTGGCGAAAGTTGAACATTTCCGAGGGTGTGAGATTCCGTTTTGCGAGCGGTTCGAGTTGAAGAAAGGCAAGCGCCGACCAACAAATTTAACAAAACGCGATTTTAAACGCTGGTTCAAAGCGTACGGGAGCGAAGATGAGCAGAACGAAGCTAAAGCATAAAGTGAAGCCGGTCAAGCTACCTCCGGGGATGATGAAGCCAGTCGCGAAACAAATTAGCGACGAAGCAACCATCTTGGCACGCGAAATGATGGAAAAATCAAGGCGGGATGCCACCCGCGACGTATTGGAGCTGTTGATGACGCTGCCCACGATCGTTATTTTGGATAGCTTCGGAAAGCTAATGCCGAAAAAAGGCCGTGTTGAAAAATTTATCGAACTGGTGGAAGAACAACTGCGATATATAGAAAACGGTGAAGTGCAGCTGGATGAGTTAAAAGAACAGATTGAAAGCGAAATTGGGTACAAGACTGCATGGAGATTTGAGTGAGGATAGGAAAATGAATAAAAAAGAATTACAAGAAATTTTGGAAAAGCATTTGAAGTGGTTAAAAGACTCTAAGGGTGGAAAACGCGCCGACTTGCGGGGCGCCGACTTGCGGGGCGCCGACTTGCGGTACGCCGACTTGCGAGGTGCCTACTTGCATGGCACCGACTTGCGGTGCGCCAACTTGCGGGACGTCAACTTGTTGGACGCCAACTTGCGAGACGCCAGCTTGCAGGGCACCGACTTGCGGTACGCCGACTTGCGAGGTGCCTACTTGCATGGCACCGACTTGCGGTGCGCCAACTTGTTGGGCGCCAACTTGCGGGACGTCAACTTGTTGGACGCCAACTTGCGAGACGCCAGCTTGCAGGGCACCGACTTGCGGTACGCCAACTTGCAGAGCGCCGACTTGCGGGGCGCCGACTTATGGGGCGTCAACTTGTTGGACGCCAACTTGCGAGACGCCAGCTTGCAGGGCACCGACTTGCGGTACGCCAACTTGCGAGACGCCAGCTTGCAGGGCACCGACTTGCGAGACGCCTACTTGCAGGGCGCCGACTTGCAGGGCGCCGACGGAATCCCGCTGACCTGTCCTGAAGAAGGAGCCTTTATCGGATGGAAAAAGGCATATAAAGATCAAATTGAGTACTTAGTAAAGCTTGAAATTACAGCGGATGCGAAAAGATCATCCGCGGCAGGGAGAAAGTGCCGGTGCGATAAAGCGGAAGTTCTCGAAATTTACACGATGGGCGGCGAGGCTTTTGAAGAAACGGTATACAGCAGATACGATAATAATTTTTTGTATGAAAAGGGCAAAACTGTAAGCGTTGATGACTTTGAGGAAGATCGGTGGTTTGAGTGTGCGCCCGGCATCCACTTTTTCATCACAAAGCAGGAAGCGGTCGATTATTGAAGCCGCGCTATATCGTTTTTACATTTTTCGATGGCATCTCCCGTCGAAAAATAAAAGATTTTGGAGATAGGAAAGAGAAAGTATGAGAAAAGAAAAAAGATGAGGTGATCGATGGCGATTAACAGTAGACAAAAGGGCGCCCGCTATGAGCGGGAGCTGGCCCGGGCCTTTTGCAATGAGGGCTACGCGGCCAGACGCGGGCAACAGTTTTCCGGGGCCAACGGCGATGCCGATGTGATTGGCCTGCCAGGGATCCATGTGGAAGCCAAACACGTGGAGCATTTGAACATCCACCACGCCATGGATCAGGCCGTGCGCGATGCCAGAGAAGAGGAGTTGCCGGCGGTGTTTCATCGGAAGAATAACTGTGAAACGCTCGTTACGATGCGGCTGGCGGACTGGTTTCAAGTTTACCGCGAATGGGAAGCGGGGAAAATACAAGGAAAAAACATAATTATTTGCGATTAAAAGAAAGTAGGAGAGTAAAGCAAATGACAGACGAAGAAAGAAAAGCATTAAACGCTATCGGCAAGCATGAAGCGGCACCTGCGGTGACCGAGCGCGAAAAGCTGTTGGATGAAGCCAAGGCGATTGTCTGTGGCGACCGCGATCAGCAGTACGGGAAGCCAGAGGATAGTTTTTATGTAATTGCCAAGCTTTGGAGCGATTACATAATGAGCTATCTTGATGAACGCGATGTGGCCATGATGATGATTCTACTCAAGGTGGCTCGGGATGTATCCGGAGAAAGCAAGCGCGACAACTTGGTGGACATCGCCGGCTATGCAGCATGCGCGGCGGAGTGCAAGGCATGAAAATCACAACGTTCAAACCATATGAAGATCCAGAAGCAAACGCGTTTGAATGTAAAAACTGCGGATTTGTACTACAGCTGTCTGATGGTGATTTAGAAGAAAACAACTATAACTATTGTCCACATTGCGGGGCGAGGATTGTAAATGTTGAGGAGGGTGCTGTGGAATGAAGAAGTCAGTCATATTAACGTTGGCCATCACGGCCAGCATGATCATCGCCGGTGTGGTGGCGGTACAGGCCAAGACTGTGACGCCGCCGAGCAAGCCGGAGTTTTCGGCCTACGAGGCGACCTTTGAGAAAGGCGACAGCGGGATTAAGAAAGTGATCGTGCTGCAAGACAATAAGCACAAGCAGGAATTTATATTGGTGCCGGGGTACGGGATGCAGTTCAGATGGCAGGATTCAGGAGAAGTAGGAGAATAACGACATGAAGGTATTTATTAGTCAATCAATGAGAAACAAAACGATAGAAGAAGAACTGGCAGAACGAAAAGAAATTGTTCGGCAGATTAAAGCAGAATATGGAAATTGAAATTATTTACGATTAGAGGAGGGGATAACGATGCTGAAAGTCATTGGAATTGAGATCATCGCAGCGTTGGCTGTACTGATCTGGTATGAGGTTTTGTGTGTGAAAGATAAATTGAAATAAAATTGTTTTTATTTATTGACATTGATAAATAATAATTTTATAATATTATTGGGTTATTATAATCAAAATAATAAAATTCAAATTTAAGTGGTAATTATGACAAAAGAAGAGTTATTTAAAATCAAATGGTTAAAACAATATCACTATCTAAAAGGCAGGGCTGCTGATTGTGAAAGAAGAATTAAAGTTATCAAAGAGGATATGTATAATAAAGACCTACACCCTCAAAGAATAACTGGTATGCCAACGGGAAATGGTGGTGGCAATTGCGAACTGGAAAAGATGCTCGATCAGTTGGACAAAGTCATCCATTCCGAAATATATTATAAGCACAAAGCTTATAATCAAAACGAGCAAATCCACAAAGTTATATGTAATTCAACCAATGATCAGCTTTTACAATGGCTTCTCGAGCTTCGTTATCTTAGCTGGGACGAACGTTTTAACTGCCCTTTAACCTGGGAACAGATCGGCCATCGAATTGGTTACGAATCAACCCGTGTCAAGCAACTGCACCACAAAGCATTAAGCACAATACAGATTCCAAAAGAGTGACTATTAGTGACCATTGGGTCGGTGCTATAATGCTATTGTAAAAGATTGGGTAAAATGAATTGCGTATCCTACGGATAAATGTATTTCCATAATCTTGCGACAACATATTTCATTTTGATTAATCTTTTGCACTTCATTTAATTTCCTTTCTTTTAAAAGCCTCGGAGACACCGGGGCTTTATTTATTCAAGTTATTTATGAGGTGGAGAAATTATGAGTGTCTATGATGATATGCACGAATGCGACACGAATCTTCTTAAGAAGCCATACTATTTATGTAACCGCAAAAAGTGTGGCGACAAATGCATTGACGAGTGTTATTTAACATCCGACTTATTTTATGCTGCGGACGGCATCGACAGAAGCCAATATGAAGCGTATCGGTTTTTTTCTGATTTGAGCGATGAGCCGCATAGGCCGTCATTCAAATCTAAACTATTAAATCCATATAAAGCAGATGACTTCTAAAGAAACGCAAACATTTTATGTGTCCGCTGCGTGGCAACGCAAACGTGAAGAGATACTCAAACACGATCACTATGAGTGCTATCTATGCCGAACGGGTAAAGGGTATGCACATAGGCCAATGCATTCACGCGCAGAGATTGTGCATCATGTCAAACACTTAAGGGATAGACCGGACCTACGACTATCAGACACTTACATAGACAATAACGGCGTTAGTCATAGACAACTCATAAGTGTATGCAAGCGCTGCCACGAAGAGGTGTGTCATCCGGAACGTTTGAGGCACCGAAAAAGCAAGCCTGTGACGTGCGAGCGGTGGTGATCGTCGCGCGCGTGATTAAAAAAAATGAAGACCCCCGGCCTGAAAAAAGTAAAAATTAATTTATAGTGGCTTAGTCGGGGCTGTACCCGACATTTCAAAAATTGATTATGCGCGATTTTAATATCCGCGCCGATATCAATTAAAGGAGGTGACAATATGGCTGAATCGAAGTTGAGAAAAGCGATCAAAAATGATTTACGCGATCAAATTTTAGCGCGAAACGGTGGCGTGATGGACGAAGCGACCGAGGATATGATCGAGACCTATATGGATATGTGGGACTGCAAAGAAGGATTGACAAAAGATATCGAAAAACGAGGGACTAAAGTTATTGTCACAACGTCGACCGGAACGAAAAACACCAGAACGAACGATAGCGTGCAGGATCTGAATAAGTTGATTGGACAGATGCTGAAAATGCGCGCGCAAATGCATCTTGACGAACCGGCGCCGAAGGTGGATGACCTGGACGATGAAATGTGAGTATGTAGATGATTTTTTATTGCCGATCTCCCGGGGCGAAAAGGTAGCCAGCACAGAAGTACTGGCGGCTGTTGACTATATTTATAAAACCATTGGCGAAAATGGAATTGACCTGCATGTAGAAAAAACAGCAAAGGCCATTTCGTTGATGGAAAAGTATTTTAAATATCAGCTTTTCCTATGGGAAAAATGCGAGATTGCGCTGATGCATGCAGAATATCCGGATGGCAGTTTGGTCTTTAACGAATTTTTCACCATGATGGGCCGCGGGAATGGGAAAAACGGGTTTATCAGTCCGGTGGCGTGGTATCTGACCACGAAATATCACGGCGTTGATGGGTACAACGTTGACATCATTGCAAATAGTGAGGACCAGGCGAAAACGTCGTTTTTTGATGTGTATGGCATGTTGGAAAGAACGGCAGCAACGTCAAAAAAATGGTTTCGATGGAATCGAACTGAGATTATCAACCGGAACACCGGCAGTTATATCAAGTACAACACCAGCAATGCCAACACGAAAGATGGTAAGCGATCCGGGTGTTTGATTGTCGATGAAGAACATGCTTATGAATCATCTGAAGCGTTAGGAACATTTCAATCTGGGTTCGGGAAAGTGCCGCATAGTCGTACGTTCAAGATCACGACGAACGGATATGTGCGCGATGGCGTGCTGGACAAAGATTTGGAAGTTGCCAGGGACGTACTGAAAGGCAAGACAAAAGGCTTAAGGCTTTGCCCATTAATTTTCAAGATTGACAGTGAAGAAGAAGCTGACGATCCCGAAATGTGGGAAAAGGCCAATCCGTCATTGCCGTACTTGCCAAACTTAAGATTTCAGATCGAGCAAGAAAATATTAAGCGAAAAACCGACGCAAGAACCAACTTGGAATTTATGACCAAGCGCATGAATTTTCCAAAAACAGATATGGAGCTGGCCGTTACCGAATGGGAAAATATCGCGGCGACCAATCGCCCGTTACCCAATATGGACGGTTGGTTATGCACGGTCGGAATCGACTACGCAAGTATGCGAGATTGGGCGGCTGTTGTTTTCCACTTCAAGCGCGGGAAAGAACGATTTGACATTTGCCACTCGTGGTTGTGTGTTCGCAACCCTGAACTTTTCCGGATCAGGGCACCGTGGCGCGAATGGGCGGCAGCTGGCATGATCACCCCAGTAGACGCGGTGGAAATTGCGCCAGAACTTTTGACCGACTACATTCGCGAAATGGGGAAAACCTATGCCATTCAGAGTATCGCTCTTGACGGGTTCCGGTATGCCCTCATGAGAACGACCCTTGCGAAAATTAGCTTTGACGCCGATACCTACGACAATGTAAAACTGGTTCGTCCATCGGACGTTATGCGGATACAACCAATCATAGATAGCTGCTTTAACAAGCAGCTTTTTTGTTGGGGAGATAATCCGGTTTTGAGATGGGCAACCAATAACACCATGCTGATACCATCCACGAAAAAGAACGGAGTTGATACTGGCAATTTTATTTACGCAAAGATCGAAGCGAAAAGTCGAAAAACAGACCCGTTCATGGCGCTGGTGGCGGCAATGACCATCGAGGATTTGTTGGGAGATAGCGCGAGCATCGATCAAATTAAAGTATTCAGTTCATTTTAACTGAAAGGGGGTGACTATTTGGCGAGTTTAACAGATTGGATTAAAACGCACATTTTTAGGCGAACGGTTGAAAACGGAACGATTGCGGACGTGCCATTTACCGATGATGAATTTGCAAACCTGCTGAGACAAGGCGCAGAGATTCAACGGATCGCGTTCGACCAGTGCGTTTTGCTGATCGCAAATGCTGTTGGCAAATGTGAGTTCAAAACCTATATGGGCGATGAGGAAATATTTGGCGATGAATATTATTTGTGGAATGTGGCTCCCAATGTCAATCAGGGGTCATCCGAATTTATTCACAAATGGATAAAAAAGCTGATGACAACCGGTGAAGCGTTAATCGTCGAATTGAAAGCAACTGACGCGATAACCGGCAAACATTATGGTCAACTGCTGGTGGCGGATAGCTATACCGTGGATCAGTACGCGGCGAAAGAGGCGGTTTTTCGGGACGTAACATTTCATGGGCGCGGAAACGCACAAGATTTGAGATTGAGACGCGAATTTTTACAGCATGAAGTTTTGTACTTCAAAATGCCGGCGGGAAACACGGCTCGATGGGTTGGCGCGTTTTTGACGAATTATCAAAAATTGTTGGATTATGCGATGAGCGCGTTTGTTAAGAGCCGTGGGAACCGCGGCATCCTATACATGAAAGGGCTGAACGCCGGCAACGATGAAACGCGAAAGGCTTTGCTTGAAGCCTATTCGCAAAGCTTTAAGGATTTTTATGCCAAAGAATCATCCGCGATGCCATTGGATGACGCAATGCGTTATGAAGAACTATCGCAAAAAACATATAATAATGAACAGTCCCGGGATATAAGGGCGCTAATCGACGACGTGCGAGACGTCACCGCGCAGGCGTTTGGCATCCCGCCGGAAATCCTGAACGGCCGCGTCGAGGGAACGTCGGATGCTATCGACAATTTTTTGACGTTTTGCATCGATCCGCTGTGCATCATGATCCAGGAAGAGATCACCGCGAAAAGGTATGGCCGCGACCAGTTCGAGAAGGGCAATTGCGTTAAGATCGACACGTCGCGGATTAAGCATATCGACATTATGAGCACCGGTGACGCGATCGACAAGCTGATCTCGAGCGGCGCGTTCACGATCAATCAGGTGCGCCGGAAGCTGGGCGAGGATCAGATCAACGAACCATTCGCGGATCAACACTATATCACAAAAAACTATGAGCCGATTGAAATGGCTGGGCAAGAATCACCCGGTGGAAGTCCGGACGGAACAGGAGGCAATAATGAGTAAAAGAAAAATGTTTTATGCGTTAAATCAAAGTGATGACAATGCAGAATTACATATTTTTGGAGACGTCACAAGCTGGCCATGGCTGGAGAGTGACGTGTCGGCAACCATGCTGTCAAACAAGCTAAAAGAAGTCACCGCATCGCATATCGACGTGTGGATCAACAGCATGGGCGGTGAAGTGGCTGAGGGTTTGGCCATTTATAATGCACTGAGGAATCACAGCGCAAGCGTTACAACGCACTGCGAGGGTTTCGCATGTTCGATCGCATCGGTAATTTTCATGGCCGGCGACGAGCGAGTCATGGAACACGCATCGCTGCTGATGGTCCACCATCCTTGGACGATGGCCGCTGGCAACGCTGATGACATGCGAAAAACTGCCGACGATTTGGACAGCATCGAGCAGGCTATCAAAGCGGCATATCGCCGTGGTGTGAATTTAGAAGATGATGAACTGAACCAGCTGCTGGATGGCGAAACGTGGATCGGGCCGGAAGACGCGACCGCGTGGGGTTTTGCAACAAGCATCAACGAAGATATCGATGAACCAGATGGGATCGCCGCAAGCGCGGCGCGAAAGGTTATCGATCTGATGCGAAAAGGTGCGGCCTATCGCAAAAGGCCAGAAGCATTAACTAAAGCAGATATTAAAGACGTCGTGAATGCGGCGCTTTTTAATTTTTTGAAGGTTGACGGCGAGCCGGAAAAACCGCCGGAGCCCAAACTCACCCAGCCAACAGAAAATAAGCTAATTGAATTATTAAGTAAACTTTAGGAAAAGAGGTATGTTAATGAAATCCGAAGATCTGAAAAAACAGGCCATCAAAAATCTTGGCGACGCCGTACGAGATGGCGATACTGAAAAATTTGAAAAAGCGTTTGTGGAATACGCAGATGCGATTCAAACGGCAGTCATGAACGAAGCCAAAGGCATCATCAACGCAAACGACATGGCGGTGCTGTCGCGCCGCGGTGTGAACGCGCTGACGTCTGAAGAGGTTGAATATTACAATAGCGTTGCCGAAATGGTCAAAGCGGGGCGTCCAATGAACGCCATCACTGGCGAAGAAGTTGAAAAGGTTATGCCGAAAACGACCATTGATCGTATTTTCGACGACCTTCAACAGCAGCATCCGCTCTTGGCGGCGATCAATTTTCAAAATGTTTCCGGGCTTGTGGAAATTTACTTGAACAATGATCCGGGGACGCTGGCCACCTGGGGCGAACTGACGGGAACTATTTCGACCGAAATCACGTCTGGTTTTACGAAACTGGATTTGACACACAACAAACTGTCCGCTTTCCTGCCGATCGCGCAGTCGATGGTTGACCTCGGACCGTCCTATCTGGATCAGTATATCCGAACCGTTCTGTCCGAAGCCATCGCGCTCGGCCTTGAAAAAGCCGCTGTTCAGGGTTCCGGTAAAAACGAACCGATCGGCATGATGAAGCAGGTCGCCGAAGGAGTATCGGTGTCCGGCGGTGTGTATCCGGATAAGACCGCAATCAAAGTAACCGACTTTGACGCGGCCACTCTGGGCAAGATCGTTGCAAAAATCGCAAAAACCGAAAAAGGCAAATCCCGAACGGTTACTGATCTGGCACTGATCGTCAATGATGGCGACTACTGGGAAAAAGTCATGCCGGCGACGACCATCATGGCACCGGACGGCACCTACAGAAACAACGTGTTGCCGATCCCGGCGCAGATTATCCCGTCTTCGCAGGTCCCGGCCGGCAAAGCCGTTCTGGGTATGCCCGCGAAATACTTCTTCGGGCTTGGCACCGGCACCGGTATGGGCGGAAAACTGGAATACTCCGATCAGTACCAATTCCTCGAAGATAACCGAGTTTATAAGATCAAACTTTACGGCACTGGCCGCGCTTGCGGCGATACCGATTTTCAGGTGCTCGACATCTCGAAGTTGAACCCGCTGGCATATAGCGTTAAAAATCTGACGACCAACGCGACCAGTTCGCCTGGTGCCTAAGCGAAAAGAGGTGATCCGGCATGAGCGTCGTCGATGACGTGAAAAACTATATGGATATCACGTGGCAAGATGACGCCACGGATAAAAAGGTTGCCGGCATCGTGGCCAGAGGGCAGGCCTATCTTGACCGCCTAACTGGAGAATCGAATAATTACGAATCAGAGGGCAGCGCACGCGCGCTGCTTTTTGATTACGTACGATATGCCTTTGCGGAAGCCCTCGAAGATTTTGAAAAGAATTTTTGCGGAGAACTGGCGCAATTAAGGCAAGATGCTGTTTTGGCGCGAAAAATCGCAGCCCAAAAGGCAGGTGACGGTGATGCTGGACAGGGATAAATCACAAACCTTCAACGATGGCCTTGTAAAAATTTACCGCTTAGATAGTGACGATGGGGATGGCGGTATGCCGACACGAGTACCGAAACTGGTGACGGCTTTACGTTTTCGCGAACTGGGATTAACCCTACGCCGGCAATACGAAGCCAAAGCGATCAACATGAACATTGACCGGATCATCCGGGTGCCCGGAAAGCCGGGTATCCAATCGGATTTTTTGGCGATTGTGACCGATTGCGATGGCATAGAGCAATACCGCATCCGAACAGTCGAACGCATCACACAGACCACACCGTCAACGCTGACGCTAAGCTTGGAGAAAGAGGGCGATCACTATGAATTTGAAACGGATTAATCAAGTAAAAAACGCATTATTAAATTTCAAATCAGAAACCGGAACGCCAATCTATCACTACTTCAACAGTAATCCCAAAGGGGACTATGTAACGTGGTCGGAAGATATGTACGGTGAAGTTCTTGGCGGTGATGGCGGCCTGAAAGGCACCAGCATACAAGGGACGATCGACTATTTCACAAAACGCGAAAATAACGATGCCGACCTGCTGGAAAATGCCATCGTTGCGGCTGGTATCCCGATTATCGGCATGATGGTTCTGTATGAGGATGACACCGGATATATTCACTATACATGGACATGGGAAGTGGTTTAAATGGCTGTGAAATTTGAATCGAAGGACCGGCGGGCGTTCACGTCCGATGACGATTTTATAATTGCGCTCAACCGCTTTGAAGCCCACGCAGATGCTATTGCGAAACGTGCTATCTATGACGGTGCAAAAGTTATGTACGAAAAGGTGAAAGCCGCGATCGAAGCGATCCCGGAAGAAGGATTTCGATATTTGCGGGATGGGGATAGTTATCAGTATGTCACTCCTGACGAAAAGCAAGACCTGATCGAATCACTGGGGATCACGAAGATTGAAGGTAACGTATTTGACGGGTGGAACGCAAAGATCGGGTTCGATGGGTACGGATCGCATCGAACAAAAAAATATCCCAATGGCGTTCCGAACCAGCTAATCGCCCGATCGCTGGAGAAAGGCACAAGCGTTCGCGGCAAGTATCCCTTTATGCGGCGAACGGTCAACCGATACAGAAAACAGATCAAGGAAAAAATGAGCGCGTCTGTGAATGAGACGTGCGAAATGTTAGCGAAAAAATAAAAGGAGAATTTAACAATATGGCAAAATTACCTGAATACAAACCGGAAAGCGCATTTGTTAACGTTAAGCGGCCTGTGTATGCCATGCTGACCACAGAGAGCGCAACGTCTGAACAAAATGTATACGGCGCTATTAAGGCCGTCTCGCCGATGATGAGCGTTAAAATGAATTCCGACATTAACAGCGATACCCTTTATGGTGACGGCGTTTCTCAAGCAATCGCTGAAACGAAGGGGGCAACCACTTTAGAGATTGGTGTCAATACTGTTTCGCAAGAGTTCCTTGCGGATACGCAGGGGCATGAGCTGAAAAATGGCGTTTTAATCGAAAAGGATGACGACGTCTCCAAGTACATTGCCATCGGCTTTGCGATTGAAAAGGAAAATGGAAAACACCGCGCCTATTGGCTGCTTAAAGGCAAAGTCGAAGAAACTGATGTTGACGCTTCGCAAAAAGAAGAAAAAATTAGTTTTTCCACGCCAACGCTCAAAGGTTCTTTTGTAGCTCGGAAAGATAAAATTAGAATCGTGAGTTTTGATGAGGAAACAGACGCTGGAACTGCGCCGTGGACTAACTACGAAGAATTTTTGGCTGAGGTTCCTTTGAAGCCTAAGACTGAAAAAGCGGGCGGCTGATATTTTAAGTTTGGCAATGAGGAGTTGAGGAAAAATGAAAAAAGTAAAAAAAATGTGCGCGGTTCTGCATCGTGGCGAACCGGATGAAAAACGTGTTTATATTGGGAAGCAGACGGGCCGAGTGGTCTTCGAAGCCAGCCAGCTGCAAAAGGATATCATGAACATGGAAACCCGCGAGCAGTACGACGAAGTGGTCAACACCGTTTGCGGGTGGTATGACGGGCTAACCTATGACGACGTTATGGACAAGATGGACAGTCGGGACGTGATCCCTTTCTTGTATGATTCCTGCACTTTCCTTGTCGAAAGTATGATTGGGATTTACAGCGATCTGCTGGATATTGCGGACGAAGAAGATAACACAGAAAAAAACGCAGGACCCGCCGCCGAAAAAGCGGCGGGATAAAAAACAGCGCGCCGGGGCCGTCCGTTGAGGATCGTTCCGGCGTTTCTTTTGGTGACTGGGTGCTTAGCCTTTTCGACGAACTGATGAAGCAAGGCTATAAATTGCATGAGATTAACGACATGGACTTAATGCAGTATGCTGAAATTATGCGGTTTGAAGCTAAAGAGCGGAAAAAGCAAGTTATCGAGGAGCAAAAGAAAATCGAACAAGAAAACAGAAATCGCCTCATCGCGTACTTGGGGTAATTTTTTTATGAGGTAAAACATGGCGAGCAATGAGTATAGCGTCGGTCCGCGGATCAGCATCGAGGGCGCTGCGGAATTTAAAGCGCACATCCGAGAAATTAATAGCGAATATCGA